CTGGACTCCATACCGGCACCTCATTGGTGCCAGCCCCGCCATGCAGGATAGTCCTTAACCGAGAGAGCGCGGCGGTAGTGCAGTGCCGTCAATCGTCCTTGTCCTTGCCGCCCTTGCGTCCGCCCTTGCCGCCTTTTCCACCCTTTTTGCCCATCGTCGCTCTCCGTTACAGGTTGAATCCAAACTTGATTGCCAGCACGATTACGACGACGAGTGCGAGGAGCACCACGCCGCAATCGTCGTTATCCAAAGGTATAGCCCGCTAGTACGAACGCGTAAGCCGATCAGCGAACAGCGGATCGGCATTGGTCGCCACCACGTCACGCGTGCGACGCGAACGAGCCGAGGCGACAATGCTGTACGATTTGTGGCCGCACGCCGCCGCCGTCTCGCCCGCCTGAGCATGGCCGTAATCAGAATTGCACCACTGTCCACCCTCAAAAAGCCCATGCGATTGTGCAATCCGCGCTAACGTCGAGCGATCCGGCAAATGGCATTTGGCGGCAACCCGTCCGCGCGAGGTTTGGCACACGTCGAGCGCCTTGCCGCACGGGTGCATCGATGACGATGAACAATGTCCGCGCCTTATGCCGCCCATGAAATAAACGGTGGCGCCGCGCGCCTCGAGATCATCGACGTAAGACTGAAAGCGGGACGCGTATTGAGCCCCGACGCGCGCACTCGCGCCGGTCTTGTGCGAGATCACGTTGCCAGCGCTGTTACCGTTGGCATCCGTGACAATCTTTTGATGATGATGCTTTGCAATAACCGGCGACGCTGCGAACACGCAACCGAGCATGACCGCAACGGCAATTGCTTGCCGTCGTAGCATGTGATCGTCCTTGTGTTGTTGACACGTCCTTCATCGTCCTTTTCCGCCAGGCTTACCGTTAACCCAACCGTAATCCTTATGACTCGGCGGCACTGTGCTGGTCGCTGGCGCTGGCATCCTCATCCTCCACGCCGTCATTTTCACCCATAGCGTCAATCAAATCGATAAAGCGATTGGCAGCATCGCGCACCTTGGCGATCTTTTCTATTTTGGTTTTTTCGTCGCTGTATTCCTTGACGATATCGGCAACGCTATCGCGCGCAGCGTTGAGCACGCCATCGATCAACGCAATATGAACCAACTCGGTTTGTCGATCGTAAGCGTCTTTCGCCATTGCCTCACCACGCCTTGAAACCGTCGTCGGTCCCGGTTTTCATCGCCTTGTAGTGTGAAAACTCGATCGGGGCATTTGTGACAGGTTTCGGTCTGACCCCCCCGGTCATGCGGTCAAGCAATTGCCCAACTAAGCCTATGGCGTCAACCTGATCGTCGTGCTTTCCGGCGTCGAAGGCCAAGAGTTCCGACCGAAACGCCGGATACCATTTGGCGTACTCAGGAACGTACAGACCCTCGAGTGCCATGCGTCCGCGGATCGATTGCGCGCGCACGCCTTTGTCGCCACGCGTCGGAAACTGCTCGCGGAAACAATACGCGTGCCGTTCACGCTGCCGCCGCTCGAGGAAGGGCCCGATACCGGAGCGGATTTGTCCTTGCTCTTCCGCCCATCCTAAGGGTTTCCACTTAAGGACAAGATCGCAAAACGCCTCGACCCATTCATCCGAGGCGGTTTGCTTGCGCCACAGATCGAGCAAATACATCTTGCCGTCAGGATCGAGCCCGACAACCGCGTGAACCGTGTAGTCGCCGCCGTCGGCAGTGACGGCGTAATCACTACCGCCGTAGATCCGCATGGTCTTTCTGTCGGGCGGCAGATCGTAGGGGATGAACCAATCAGACTTGAAAAACGTGCCGTCATCCGGCGTCGGGTTCTGCATATACAATGCAGACCAGAAGCGCGGTTGCGTGTTTTTACGGATCCGCTCCAGCGTCTCGAGCGGATAGGCATCCGGCCAAAGTGCTTCGCCTTGCTCATTGATCGCCGGTAACTCGACCACCTCCCACTTGTCGCCGCCCGCGCCTTGTTGCGCCAGCAAGCGCCCGCATAAATCATCCTCGTGCATGCGGTGATTGATGATCACGATCCGCCCACCCGGCATCAAGCGGTTGTAAGCCGTGCCGGTGTACCAATCCCAGACGTTCTTGCGCGTCAGTTCCGATTCGGCGTCCTGCATCGAGGCATAAGGATCATCGATCAGGATGCAGTCGCCGCCGCGGCCCATGATGGAGCCGCCAATGCCGAGCGCATAATAGATACCGCCTCCACTCGTATGCCATTTGCCTTTGGCCTGACTGTCCTCCGCGAGCGTGGCGGTTTCGAAAATGCAGCGATACTCTGGCGAGTTGATCGTATTACGCACCGAGCGGCCAAAGTCGGACGCCAAACTCTCGGTTGCCGACACCGAAATGAACTGCTGATCCGGCTGGCGCCCGAGAAACCAGGCGGGAAACCTGTGCGACGCCAGCTCTGACTTGCCGTGCCGCGGCGGCACCAGCAACATCAAGCGGTCGATCTCGCGCCGCTCGATCCGTTCAAGCTGGCGCGCAATTTCGCGGTGGTGTGGTGCAGTGCGGTAGCGCTCGAAGGTATATTCAGTGAACGCTATCAGGCTCTCGCTTGCGTCCTTCCTCCTCAGCAGCTCCGTTACTGCTTGCAACGGCTTGACGGAGGAGCTCTTCCAGTTCGGCGCGGGTCCAATCGGTTGCATCGCGTTTCTCAATCGTGACTGTGCTCGATTGCGCGGGCTTGCCGTCGAGGCGATCGGCTAATGCGGTAATGGCCGGTAGCGCGTCCTTGTTGTTGACCTTGCAGCGCTTGATGAGGTTGGCCGCGATTTCGCGCAGGCACTTGTGATTGCCGCCAGCGGCAGCGATTTCCATGCGGAGCGCGTCGGCAAACGGTTTTTCGGAGAGCGCGCGGCCAAGCGGGTTGCCCGACGTGCCTTTGGTGAAACCCATAGGAGATCTCCTAACGTTTTACGGGGGTTTGTAATTTTTTGCGGGCGTCGGGGTTAGGCAAGATCCGAAAGTGTTACGGGCGGTTGGCGTTGGCGAATTAAGGTTCCACCCCGACGACCACGGAGTCCCACATAAAAGGGGACATACCCCACCCCTCGAAAAATCCGGCAACGATTCGATCGATCGCAGCAAACGAAAAAAATAATTTATTCCGATCGATCGTCGCGCGCACACACGCACGCACGCACGCGCGCAACGCGTCCTAACTTTCCAATAAACCGGACAGCGTGCGTGCTAGCTAACACCCATGCGCGCGGACTACGCCACACTCCAGCGCCATGCACCGCAACGATTGGCACGCGTTAGCTAGCACACGCGGCGCCGATCGTTGCGAGCGTATGCCATGCGCGCTCACGCCCATGCGCGCTCACGCCCATGCGCGCTCACGCCCACGCGCGCTCACTAGCGCGCGGGCGTTGCTAGTTTGCGAGTAATGCCGGATTTATTCCTAGCGCGAGCGGTTTGGAGCGGTGGGCGTTGTTAGTAGTACCATATCGTTCAACGCCCACAAAAAAAGTCCGGCTAACTTTGCCGGACTCTCTGATTTGCCTATCTGACGTAGATTCGCGCGCGTTTGTCAATTATCCGCCTATTCCCCGAGAAATCCGATCGCGAAAAGCAACGCCAGGCAACAAAAGCTTACCCAGAAAAAATGCAACATTTTAATATCTCACTCTTTTTCAGGTACAACGCGCGCAACAAACGAATGCGCGCACGCGATACCGTCACACCAATCACGAATGACATACAGGGGCGCGTGCTGGTTAAGATTGAGAATCGCTAACGGTTTGCCGCAACGATTCGCGTCACGTTGCGCGCGTCGCATTGCTTCATAAAGATTTCGCATATTAAAAACTCGCTTCCTGAATTTTTCGAAGATCAGACCAAAGCTTATCAAATTTTGTTCCAGCCTTGTCCCATGACTTTGCGGCGCGCATATCCTGCCAGTTTGTTGACAAATGCTCCGCCTTGGCGTGACAAATACGATTGATAGCGGCAACAACGCCATAGAGCCCATGCGAGTCGATTAGCGCCTCAATTTGATTGTCTAACTTTTCGGACATTTTCCGCTCGCTTTGCTGTCCGGTCATAGCGTCACCCGTTGCGAAATAAGAACATCGATGATTTCGCGAATTGATTGCCCACGCTCTAAACGTTGCATCGCGATCGCCTTTTGAAATGGCGCTGGCTTGTAACCCTCCAGGCGCTCCCACTCGGCAGCAAATAATTCTACTTTTGAAGATATCTTCATTTTCCGCTCCCATTGTTGATTGCAAAGATATACGCCCACTCGGCGTATACGTCAAGTGGGCGTTAGCGTTTTCTGCAATTATTTTCAACGTTAGCCGTAAGCCGATTCGATTAGAGCTCCGCTATCGGCACAAACTAAATCCGCATCCTCCCAATTGACGTCAAGCGCTACAGGACGCCACCCGGAAGCTTCATGGCGATTTGTGCGATAATCGACTAGCGCCTCAATTAAACGGCGCCGATTTGCCTTTGCAGCGGCAAACGATAGCGCCTCGCCGTCGGCCAAAAGAAAAAAGCACGGGTATCCTCCAGGCCACGCATAGGCGCCATTGCGAAAAGCTTTTCGCAAATCGCTAATCGTTTCGATAATCATGACGCCACCCGTTGCGTTAGTCGATCGGATATCCATTGATTGATAGCGTCCCTTGCTTGGTTAAAATTCTGCAAAGCAAATTCCCGGCTATGCCTTGCCGCGGTTTTATCG